ATGAGGCCGCTAGTAAGTTTGCATTTGACAGGGCGGAGGCAATGATGGCCGAGAGATCCAAGAGATGAACACGGAAGACAAGCTGGCGTGGTGCGAAGAGTTTGGGGAAGAGAAAGAAACAAACTTTCTGTTACAACGAAACTTTGCAGGGATAACCTTGTGGATAAACCCAGACAAGGTGAACAACAAATATGCAAACGATTTTGTTGCTCACTTCCCGTCTGACCTCAAGACTGTTAGAACCCCTCTGTTCATGGCTAATGAGATGTACGGGATAGATCCTCAATATGCTGTTACGTTTAATGTCAAAGACGGAAAGCGTTACGCAGAGCTATATCCAAACATCATTGTTGTTTTTGATATTAGGTGGGAAGAACCCAAAAACCAGATGGATATCAAGGGAAACCTTTACAGGGTAGAGCCGATGGAGCTAGTGGTGGCGGGGTTTTTAAAAGATATCAAGAACGCAATCTTGGCATCTGACACTCAGAAGATTGGATATAAACGCAGAGTTAACGACACCCAAGGCAATGCCAAAGAAAGCTTTGTATTTGATGCCAGACACTTACAACAATTAAAGGAAACAACATGAACGACATAGACAACAAAATAATAACGTACCTAGAGCAGTTCAAGACTCAGGATAGAGCCGCTAAAGCCATGCTTGAGTTTGCCGCCAAAGAGATAAAACGCCTAGAGAAAGACAAGGACTTTTGGTACAAGGCAGGATACGAGGCAGGACTAGAAGATCAGAAGGTTGTCTCTTGAACAACAATCTAACGGCCAAGCAAAGGGAACATATAGGTAAGGTTAAGAGCCTACCTTGTTCTGTTTGCGATGCGCCAGCTCCATCAGATGCACACCACATAGAGCAAGCACTACAGTATTGCGTAGTGGCTTTGTGTAAAGACTGCCATCAGGGATCGACAATGGGGTGGCACGGCCAAAGGCGGATGTGGAAGATTAAGAAGATGAATGAGCTAGACGCTTTGAACGTAACCATAGAGAGGCTAGTCAATGAACGTAATCAGTAGTTCCGCAGGGAACGACAGCTTGGCAATGATCCAGTTCTGTATAGAGAAAGAGATCCCCGACCTCCATGTAGTGTTCTGCGACACGGGATGGTCTGCTCCGGGCTGGATGCAACGGGTGGAAAAGATACACGGCTATGCCGAGAAACATGGGATTAAGACCCATATTGTTAAGAGCATAGGCATGGAAGATTTAGTCAGGATGAAGAAGGGCTTTCCCGGAAACGCCCAACAGTTCTGCACCGCACACCTAAAGGGTGTTCCATTCCTTCAGTGGATAGACGAGGAAGACAAAGACTACGAGGCCGTTGTCATGGTGGGCAAGCGCAGGGTGGAGAGTGAGGCTAGAAAAGATACGCCTGAGTACATCTACGACTCCGAGTATCACGGCGGTAGAACGCTCTGGCATCCGCTCTATCTACACACAGACGCTCAAAGGAATGAGCTAATTAATCGTGCTGGGTTTGAACCGCTACCCCACAGATCTTTAGAGTGCAACCCTTGCGTGAACGCTAATCGTCAGGACTTCCTGAGACTAACGGCTGGGGAAATAGAAAGGGTTAACGACTTAGAGGTAGAGATAGGTAAGCCTATGTTCCGCCCCAAGCGCTTCAGCGCACTAGGTATCCACGGGGTTATTCAGTGGGCAAAGAACGGCAGGGATAGAGGAGACTTCTCAGAGGAAGACGCGCAGTGCGCCTCCCTCTTTGGTTGCGGCCTGTAGTGGTAACGTTACCATTACTGCTTCATTGACTTGCGGGAATCCTCTGCTTGTTGAGCCAACATAGAGATCAACTCTTTCATCCTGTCAATCTCTTCCCGCTTGGATGCACCATCCATGTTTGTATCGTTAGTAACCACAGAAATATGTTGACGGATCTTGGCCATATTCTTAGCAGTCTTATCGTAGAACTTAGCCAAGGCGATCTTATCGCCCTTCTCCTCCAAGATCTGTCTGACTTTATCGGCATCCCCGATCTCGGCGTAGTGACGCATATCTGCGAATGCTTGGCTGATCTCTTTATTGCTGTCGTAGAAGGCTGTAGCGTACTTAGATTGATTGGATGGCAGTGACTTCACCAGACCCACACTGAGCTTGTCTATCATCTTCGTATCAGGGTAAGAGCCATCTTTAAATGGCATGACTGCATAGTGTGAAGTTTCAGCAATCGCACTACCCAGCCATCCAAAGTAAGCTTTGATAGCGTAGTCCATCTGCACAGGGGATAGACCCTCACCAGTAATGGAAGAGATTCCTCCGAGCAATTTGGCTAGTGGGCTAGTAGTATCCGCCGCCCGCTCTTGCTTAGACAATCTTTCCATGCCAGCAGATTCAATCGGCGCACCAGTGAACGAATCCTTGTTGGCATATAGATCCACCAAAGGCTTGACAAACTGAGGTAGGTTGACCGCAAAGGTATCGGTAACCATACGACCCATAGACTGCTGGAACTGTTTACCCTCTGCGCCTTCATCAAAGATCTGTTCGGCTATGCGCTCGGCAATAGTTCCAAACGCACCAATCTCAAATGGTTTAGGCACACGCAAAGCGTATTCCATTCCGGGCAACTTAAACCACCAGAAGTTATCACGATCCCACTCGTCACGCTTCTTGTACTCTTCATCATCTTTAAATGCAAAGTACAGGGCTAGAGATGCAAGGCACACGGCACTGGTAACAATGCTGAAGGATTCTGCTTTCTGCTTGTCTGTTTGCTCAATTGGTTTACCGGTGATGGTGTTGTAGAACACACGGCTAGTAGGCATGATGCCGTCCCTGCCAAGCTTATACAAACCTTGCACACGGGCATTCAAGAACGGCACAACCTGACAGACCTGACGGAATGCCGGCCATGCCCCTGACATAGAGAAGTCAAGCAGGTCACGGGCGTAATAGGATGCCTCAAGATGAGACATTCCTTTATCCTTCATCTGGATATACAAAGCCATGCGGTTAGCGGATTCAGACTTATTGCCCCATTCTTGGTATTTGTCCCAAGCCATCTGTAAACCCTTTTTGATTTTTTCTGGGGTATCCAAGATGTTCTCTGACTTAACTCCCTTGGACACCAAGCGCTTAACCAGTTTAGCTTGATCACCCTCAACGTGAGTGCCAAATGTAAATACGCCACCGCCAGCTAGTGCGGATATATAAGCGGGACGATTACTAGCGCTTTCTTTCCATCCGTTAGCAATGTTGGTAAATGGATTCTTCTTCAGATCACTAACCGCCATAGCTTGTATAGAGTCACGGATCAAGTTTCTAACCTTAAAGGCAGGAGATATAGTGACACCAAATTGGAGCATATTCTTAAAGTCTCTGGCAACATCCAAGAACTTAGACTTTGGCCCCAGATATCCAATAGAAGAAATGGAATCTAAAAGCATGGGATCTAAGACGTTGTAGTAGGCGGGGCTACCATCTACCATGATCTTGATGTTCATCTTCCCAGACTTACCAGAGGCGGGCGTAGTCATCCAAGGTTCTATCTTGCCGTCCTTGTAAACCTCTGAGGATTCATAGATGTTTCCATCTTCATCTTTCTTACGGGTGATCACATTAACCAGACCATCAACCATTACAAACTGTTGCTTGAGGTTTGGTTCTGCACCGCCCAAAGGAATGGCCGCATCTATCGTAGCCTTTGCCGCTTGCGCTTTCATGGATGCAGACAGGATGTGACTCCAGTTACGCAGAGTGTTTTCCATCAAGTCGGAGAAAGGACTCTCTCCACCCTTTAAAGCTTTAGAGAAGTGCTGGTTTGTCAGGCTAGATGCCGTCATCACCGCATCAATATCGCCGTCCTCCATCTCACGATAGAAAGGAATGTAGTTAATGTCGTTGACAAAACGCTCATACCCTATTGGGTTTTTCTTTAGGTCGGCTATCTTGTCTTCTAGCTCTTGGATCTGCTTTTCTTTTGCGTTATCAGATAAGTTTTCTTTGCTTTCAATAAAGCTAATCTGATCTCGTATCCGCTCAATCATGTTGGCCGTTGAATCTATCAAGCCCATTTCAAGCGCAACCTTGAGGACGGACTCATTTATTTTTTGCATATCCTTACGGACTTGCTCATAAAGTTGTTTGCGGGGCTTGCCATCCAAATCACCCTCAATGAGCTTGTCACGCTCGGCAACTAGCTTTGGCATTACATCTTTGCCATCTTTATTGATAAACCTAGATCGCTTGTCAACAGGTAACTGTGATTCTCTGGTTAAAGCTTTCCACATATTAAAGCGGTCTACTTCATTGCCCAAAGGTTTCATAATTTCAATCAAGCCCTTGGTATTGGGTTTAATGTTTAACGCGCCTCCGTCATTAAAGACTTCGCCGTGCATCATCAAACCTTCTAGCGCACCATCCACAGACTTGGATAGGCGGGCTTTCATGTAGGCCTCTGGGCTGTATTCCCTGATGGTTCTAAACTGGTCAGCCATACCTTGCGCTAACTTTTTCCAGAAGTTATCACGCAGACCATTGATGCGGTCAATGATGGTCTTCTTCTGTGGCGCATACACGGGATTAGCCGCATTCATAAAGTCATCAGGCACACCCTCAAAAGACTCAGGCTTTAAAGGAGGGCGCTTTTGCAAAGCAGTAGAAACCTTGGTCTTTATGTCATCAACCAAACTTCTATCAATCTCTTCTCTATCTACGCTGAATTCACCAGTGTTACTTATGGCAGATTTGATTTGCGTTGGATAGAAAGCAACCCAGTCATCCCTGTCAACGTTTCCATCCGTCATGCTGTTTCTGACAACCACCCCGTCATAGCCATTATCAATAAGGGCTTGTTTAAATTTTCCAACTGATGGATATGAATCCCTGTCATCTTGCAAATCTTCAAACCCTTCGTACTCCATTGGGTTTTGAATAGACAAGTGAACAAGCATTGTGTTGTCACCCTCTTTGCCCTCGGAGAAAGAAACAGCACCCTCTGCATTTCCCTCTTCATATTCTCGACCATATAAAGATGGCGCAGTAAACCAAGAGCCTAACTTGCCCGTGTAGTTTGGATTGTTTGTTCTCTCTTTAATGTTCTGTCCAACATTAAATATGCCAAAGTTTTTATCTGTTGTATGGAATCCAACAAAAGGTTTTCCATTTCTGTTTACGGCTTTGCTTTCTCCAAACCACTTCTTAAACCGAGGATCAGAGTAGTAGTCTCTATCCTGATTAGCTTGTCTACTGAACTGGCGCGGTTCTGGAATGTTTTTGCGTTTGTAGAAATCTTCAATCAGTTTATTTTGAGCAACTATTGCATCATGCTCAGAGAGCTTGACAGCAGGAACATTCTTCTCGGCTTGCTCCCTATAGGCCATAGCTATGTTATAAATTACCGGCTCCGACAAACCCCCTAATGCTTTTTCAAACTGTGGATTTTCTTTTAGTAAGCGCACAGATTCATCCACTACAGCATTAAAACGCTTATTAGATTCTTCCTGCGCGTCTTTAATCCGCTGTTGTGATTTTTTAAATTCTTCTGTTTTGCTTAATTCATCATATGCTTTAATTTGCATACGGTTGATTTCGTCTTGCGTAACGTATGGTTCGTTTCTTTCTTTAGAGTAAAGGAACTCTTCACGCTTGGCATACTTAACATTCTTAGCTAAGACAAAACGACCAACTTGCAATACTTCATCGGCAGAGACAACAGGTTGCTTAGTCTTTCTGTCGTAGAAATATGAATGGCGCAAAGGATCTAAGCTGACCTGTGACCACTCTGGATCGTTGAGCTTTTCTTTAACAGACTTGAAGATATCCTTTGGAGTCATGTTGACCCAGTTACCCTCAATGGTTTGTTGGGGAGCTTTTTGCCCTGCTTTACCAGCCACAGCTTGAGCAACATTGAAAGCCTTTTCTTCTGAACGAATAGCAAACTCAACATTCTTTAAAGCACCAGCCGGTTTATAGCTAATGTTCTTTCCTTGGGTCGCGTTAGTGGCTGGCTTTCCTTCGTGGATAGATACAACGCTACCATTAATGCCATTCTTTTTACCCCACTCCAAAGCGGGTATATCCATTCTCAAGCCAACTCTCTTGCCCTCTGCAATTGGGGCGTTAACAAACTTAGGATCTTTCTTCTGAGGTATTCTGTTAACCAGAATTTCTTCCATTAACTTTTCGTCAATTGGGCTTTCTAACTTATCCCCAAGAACCTCTGCAATAGGTGCGTAGTAATCTACATACTCATCATATTGTTTCTTGGTAATGTTTCCAGCTTTGAGTTCTCTTGCGGCCAAAACAACTTGCTCGTTTCTTCCGGCAGGAATCTTAAAGTTAGCTGGCGCTGTCAGCACAGGTGGCTTGTTTGCTTTCTGCGGGGTGGCGGGCGTAGTGGGCGGCGCTGTCTTGGTCGCTGGAACTTTTGTTCCAAACTCAAATCCAGCGCTCTTAATCTTTTGTTGCAACTCACCTATTGGGGTGTTGAGTTCTGTATCCGTAATACGGGCAAGCTCTTCTAGAGCAGACTTGTACTTGGGTTCAATGTTTAATAGCTTGCGGAAAAATTCCACTAGCTTTGTCATGGCTGTCTCGCCCTTGCCAACATTAACTGTTGCCAACCAATCTTGGAAGTCGTTTTCAGTTAAACCATAGGAAATTAGCTCAGAAACGTTTTGCAAATGAACTTGATCGGATGCTTTTGTGGCAAGGAAAGATGCTTTGTATTTCAACAAGAAAGGACTTGGATTAGGAGAGTTCAACTCAATCCTTGCCGCTCTTCTGATTTTATTTAACAAAGGCGTAAGCTCTTGGAAGATAAGAGAAAGATCTTGGTTATCCATGTATTTGGATGCATACTTCCCTAGCGCATAGGTTTGCGGCTGGGTTGCGGCGTGTAGCAGTTCATGCAACAAGATGGAATAGGTTGTTCCAACGAGTGATTTACCACTTCTCTTGCTAATAACATCGTTGCCGTTGATCTTTACATCGGTACTTAGCTTATTGCCAGTCATCTTGAATACAGAAACGCCATAAGCGCCTTGCATTCCATCTTTGCCTTTTAAGACTTGGAAGGTAATTGGATAGCCAACGCTAACCATATCTTTAAGGCGATCACCAATTTTCTGAGCAATGTATTTGGCTACAGAGTTAGGCGCGTTATCTACCAACCAGTCACAGACTTGGCCAATATCCATCCCGTCAACTTCTTTTTCAATCTGCTGACTAGACTTCTTGCTCTCAAAGATTCTTGATTCCTCTTGAGGCTTCTCTTCTTTGGGAGGCTCCTCTTGAGTAAATAGGTCGGGGCCGCCCTCTTCGCCCTTGAGAGTTTTAAAGATATCTTCTACTGGCAGTTTGGGTTTCTGTCCAAACATATCCTCACCAGCCTGAGACTGATCATAGGCGGCATCTGCCAAGTTACCAATCAACTCACCCATGCGTTTACCAGAGCGGGCATTGTCGGCAAACATACTAAGCACGGCCATTGTGTTGGGATCCATCCCAAGGTTGCCCTGTTTAACAATGTCTTGTAGCTTGAGGCCGTTGCGCTTTGCATTAACTGCTAACTCAGCCGCCTCAATAATGTTCTTGCGAATGTCGTATTCACCAGCACCCTCTAACTTGGCAACACGGGATGCCGCTTTAGCCATTCCTTGGAGAATTAACTTGGCTTCTGGATCTGCCGCCTGTGCATACAGATCAATCAATGACTCACTGCCATAAGCCTTATAGAAGATGGCGTTGTTCAGTCGATCTATTGCCGTGGTGTTAGGCATTCCATTCTTGTCCATCAACTCGCCCTGCTCTTCTTTGGGCATACCACGGACAAACTGGATCAAAGACTGGGTGTTAATGCTTCCATCTTCATTGAAAGAAAGGCCACCTAAATCAAAACGGTTTCCATCATTCTTTGCTGACTCAACTGGGTTAAGTCTTAACTGACCCGCTACGTTAGAAACGTCCCCAATATCGGGCGTGATAAACGACTTGGGCATGATCCTGACTAGAACAGGCTTGCCCATATCCAATATAGCGCCTTGGTCAATACCATGCTGATTGTCATAAGACATGGCGGCTCTGTAGTCACCCGCCGTATCAAGACCATATGCCGCTTGCAATCCTGCAATACGACCATTACCAGCTACCGCACGGATGCCAGAAGTGGAAACGTTTCCATAGTCCTCATTAGTCCTGCCATCAGCAGTGTGTGATGTAAGCAACTGGTCAGCGTCAATGACAGCATATTGAACGGGTATTTTGCGTCCGTCAGATCCAGTAACAATATCTACCCTGCCCATTTGATTGGCTGGGATATCAATATCACTGATAACCACGGGCGCACCAGAGCCTAGATCGGCAGAAGTCTTGAGCCTGTCGTAGTCAGGGTTAGAAGAAATGTTTTGCATCTGCTGAATAGATGCAGGGGTAGCACGATCACGGTTTTGCAAACGCTGGAACACATCTCCTGCACTATCGGGTAAACCCTGAGTGTAGTTTTGCAAGGCATCTAGGTCTTCTTGTGTAAGAGTGACCTTTGCCGTAGGTGCTTGAGGCGGTCTTACTGGTGGATTAATGTCAGGAACTTTGTCAACGGGAGGCTTGTTCTCTGGTAACTTTTGGTCAATGCTTGATGGCCTTTGAGCCAAACCAGAGACTCCGCCCATGCCAACACCGCCAACAGCGGCCATACCAGCCGCCTGACCTAAACCTTCGGTAAGGCTTTGCTCTGGGTTAACTTCACGCATAGCAAGGTTCTGACTGAACTTGCCACCAGTTTCTTCAACAACTTCACTAGCGGCCTCGCCTAATGCGCCTCTAGCTCCACCCATTAATTGCCCTGATTTTCCGGGAACGCCAGCAAATGTTTCTTCCAGTGTGCTTGCGCCGGGTAGCTTCTGAGCCAACAAGGAAATGATTGCACCAGATGCACCTGATGCACGGGCTAGATTCAATGCTTTCTGTGCGGCTTCTGCTTCTGGTACACCCCTATCTATCATTTCTTTATAGGTATTCTCATAAGCACCAGCACCGATATCAGCACCCTGCTGTATAGCACCAGTACCTTTTGCCGCCGCTACACCTGCCGCACCAGCTTTTGCGGCAACAGCTTTCTTGGCGGCTATCTCTGCGGCTTCTTTAGCCATACCACTAGAAACTAGGGCGGCGGCTTCTTTTGCGCTAAGACCTGCGGCAGTCAATGCGGCAGTACCACCACCAGAAATCAAAGCAGGGATAAGCTGTGGAACTTGTTCCAACAAGAAACTAGCAAGCAGTGTTGGACTCTTAACTGTCTCAGCAAAAGCGGTGCCGAAGGCTGACAGTTGACCAGTCTTCTCTGCTTCTTGTATCTTCTTAGCCCTAGCCTCTTCCATAGCCTTGAGAGGATCAGACTTCATCTCTTCGCCATACTTCTGGATCTTTTCACCCAGACCTAAAGAGCCAGTCTTTTCAAAGTTACCAGTAGCCAAACCATATAGTTGGCCGGGCAGTTGAACTAAAGATCCAAGACCAGAAACCAAACTAGCAGGAACGTCCGTAGCCGCCTCACCCCATGTGCGATCTGTGCGCTTGGGTTCGCTCTTTTTTGTGTGCGTATATACAGCCCACTTCCAAGCCGTATTGGGATCGGGGGCATCTACTTCGTAGGTGACACCCTGTACGTCTACGTCATACTTTGCCATATTTACGGCTTAACTCTGACTGAGCCGGGAGGAGGTTCACTTGGAATTTCATCGGATCTGGTAATTCCAAAAGTTTGTTCCAGAATATCAACCCTAGCTTGAGCCTTTCTCCTTTTCTCTGGATCAGGATCATTCTTGGCAGTGTTCTTATCTGGCAAGTATGTTGGATGATCAGCCGCAATTTTTAACCTCTTAATATCATTTGCTTCAGATGCACTTTGACCCTTACCAGCATACTTGTCAATATTGTATTGTTGAAATGCCTCAACTTCAGTTTTATCTTTGTTCTTAGGATCTGCCTTAAACATTCTGTAGTAATCGTCAAAGTCTTTCTTATTGTTAGTAGGCGCGTCTTGACGGAACCTCTCCAGAGCCATAGCAGAACCAGCCCTGATGCCTTCAAGTCGAACATCATGTTTGGCACGGATCTCAGCCAATTCTTTATCATTGGCAAGTCTACCTTTTGCAAGCTCAAGTTCATTGGCAAACCGAGCCTTCTCTCTCTCAAGCTCATTGCCAGCCCTCATTGCTTCTACAGCAAAGGTTCTGCCGGTAGTTCCTGCCTCTGTTCTTTGCTTCTCTAAAGATGCAATTCCTGTAGAGGCTAATCCAGAAGCCTCCGCTCTGCGCTTCTCTTCTATGTCTGAAGTTAGTTTGTTTTCTTTTTCTAACTGCGCCAAGTCAGCCGTTCTCTCTGCGCTCTTTTGACCCAAATAAGCGGGGCCAGCACCACCCAAACTGCCTTGACGTATACCGCCAAGGACAGCCATCAAGCCTTCAATTCCTCTGTCGCCGGTGGCTTGTTTGTACATTTCACGCTGTCTGTCAACGCCTTGTTCAGCTTTTACCCCAGCAAGACCTTTGATGCCAGCAATCTCACGCATCTTCCTTTGATTTTCCATGATTGTTTCTGGAGACTGTACGTTTACAGATTCTCTAGCCGCCGCCATGAAAGCAGGATCTAGTTGGTTTGGAGGTGTAGGCTGTGCAACATTTCCGGGGGTGCTTTGTTGACCTTTAGCCGCCGCCAAGATCTCAGCCATAACTCTGCGTTTTCTTTCTTCTGGTGTTTCCTCTGCGGCAGGAACATCGCTTCCTTCCGTGCCAGCAAAGGCAATAATTCCACCGCTTCCGTACTGGAAGAACTCAGAGCCAATAGGTAACTGAGCCATACCGCCGTCAGCAAACGTTTCTTGTGGTTGCTGTTCTGGCTGTGGAACTCCGGCAGGAACTGGCATAGGTTGTGACCTAGCCTGTTGCATCATCTGTTGTTGTGCTTGTTGCTGTTGTTGTGCTTGAAGAGCCATCAGTCCAGCCTTCTGCTCAATCTGATCTTTAACAGATGGCTGTGGGCCTTGTGCCGATTTCTGTTGCATCGCTGATCGCTCTTGCATCTTATTTTGACGCTCAATCTCCCCAAGAGCAATATAAGGGGGAACTTCTGGGTTAGCGCCATTAGCGTACTGCTTTAACAGCTCTAATGGATAACCCTTAATGTCGTTAGCGATCTGTACGATATTCATGTTTTACCCCGTTATGCTGGTTTGGTTTGACCCAAATTAGCCAATGATTGATATAGCGCCATCAAGCCTTGCACCTGACCAGCAAGCTGACTAAGTTGCGTCTGGTTGGTTGTACTGGCAGTAGTTGTAACTGGTAGACCTTGGAGCAAATCTTTTTGGTATTGAACCATCTTATAGGGAAAGTCCCTTTGCTCTTCAAACTGGGTTTTGTCTGCGGTAATGCCTTGTTGCTCAATGTCACGCTGAGTAGCACCGGCAGTTCCAAGGGCTTGTTGAACTTGTAGTTCGCGGTTTTTGTCGGCATTGAACTGACCTGTGGCCTTATCAAAAGCCGTGGCATAACCAGATCCAATTGCTTTGTTCTGTTCAGACAACAAGGCGCGTTGAGTTTCTGTATCCATCAAAGCCTGACGAGATCCGCCAAATGCCCCTGCTTGGGTAGCTTTGTTAGCGTTACCAAGTTGGGTGATCTGTGATTGACGGCGTAGTTCTTCTAACTGAGGATTGAGCGCCGCAGAAATATATGGGTTCATATAATTCTGTGCTTGGGTAGCATTGAACGTACTGTTGTCAGCCAAGTTAGACAGGCCGCTAAACTGTTTGGTTTGAAGTTCAGATGCACCCGCAGTCAGTGGCCCCGTATAAGACTGATAAGGGGCGTTAGATAGTGCCGCGCCTTTGGACAAATAGTCAGAAACATATGGCCCCGCCCATGAGGACAGAGAGCCTTCCGAAGAAGTGCCAAGGCTAGGGATGGCCGTAGATCCTGCGCTTGTTCCTGTTGTACCTACAGATCCCGTTGTGCCGCCCTCAACAAATTTAGCAATACCACCAGAGGCATAACCAACTTGACCGCCGGGCATGAACTTGTCTGGGTTAATGCGCTTACCTTGCTGGGTTGTACCAGTCCGAGCCTTGCGGATACGAGCCATCATGTCGTAGAGTTTGTTTGCGCCAGCATCAGAATTACCATTGCCAAGGTGAGAAACCACATCAGCAGGGATTACAAACTCGCCATGACTCAAAGCGGCTTTTTGTTTTCCATCTATGGAGGAAGGGATCTTGTCAGCCATTCCGTCTGTTGCACCTTGTAAGTAACGAGCCGTTCCACCCCTAGCCATGCCCTGCGCCTGTGGCACAGGCATCAAAGAGGACACCCCAGATGGTGGTAACGTTTCCATTGCTTGAGCTGGAGCAGTAACGGCAGGTGCCGGAGTAGGTGTATACCCTGATAATATGCCACTTGCTTGTTCGCCAACAGCAGTTCTGGCGGCGGCAACGTTTGCAGGATTGGCAAAGGCGGTATCTGTAAAGTACTGTCTACCCATGCTTCCGGGTCTGCGGTTTGGATCTTCATAGTTAACCCGCCCACGGACAGCTTGTAAGTCCATGGGGATAGTACCCTTATAGCCGGGGGTTTGCACCTTATCCGCACCAGTTACGGCCTTAATTCCAGCGGCGGCAGTAGCTAAAGCCGCCCAGTTGGTATTGCCTTTAGCGTCTGTAAAAGCACCTTTGAGTTGGCTATAAATCTTGTCAGTTATAGAAGAACCAGTAGGGGCTACGGGCTGTCCACGCAAAGAAGCAAACGTATCCTTTGTAATACCAGACTTGTCAGCATTGGTCATGGCATCGTATTGCGAACCCGTCAGAGAGTAATAATCATTAGTCTCTGGGTTTACGCCATACTTTGTGCCATCTGCCATCGTGTAAATAATGTCACCAGCAATAGTCTCGGTCTTAACCGCTTGGTCTGCAATATATTGCACACCAGTTATTTCATAGCTCATATTTAACCTCTTCTGCGTAGAAGCCCCGGTAGGCCACGAATTGACCCTCCCGAAGCGATTTTAACCGTGCCGTCTTGTGTTTGTGTTGACTTTTTGTCTTGCTGTTCTTTAACCAATTTACTAAAGTAATCAGTCTCCAAAGGCGCACCTAACTCAATAGGATTTGTAAACTCTGGAGATATACCAGAACCTACAACTTGGGGTTGTTGTATTTGCTGGTTGCCTTCTGATGCCAAAGCTTGTATCTGTGGAACTAGATTAGCTATCCCCATTTGGAGCTGTGCTTTGGTATTGTCAATTTGTTGTTGCGGTGTTTGTGTTGTATTGGTTGCCGCCGGCCTATTAATCATTGAACCTGTCGGCCCCCAAACAGTACCGACTTTACCCGTGTATGGCTTTGGAGTTGCTGGTTTTTGCCCAACAAAATTACCATATTGATCAAACTTATTGCCAGATGGATCAGACCATACACCCTTGCTGTAACTCCATCCAGTCATGTTTTGAACGTCACCAGACTGGCTTAAATTCTCCCAAGGCTGGGCTTCCTGCTCTGTCAGAGTAGCGTTATATCCAATTGGCTTACCCTCTATGTCTAGCATTTTCCCATCTGGACTAACCCAGTAACCTTCTTTGGTTAACTGCCAATCCCCCATTCCCTGACCAGATGTTCCAAGGAATTGCCAAGGCTGAACTTCTTCCGTAGGGTCAAAACTAGCACCCTGCGACATAGCTGTAATTAACCCAAGGTCTGTTTTGTCTACCTTGTTGTCTTGGTTAATGTCATAGGCAAGATCTACTGGGCGCTTACCAGCCACAATGTCTTTGATTCTTGTAATGTCAGACTCGGCTACATCCCTACCAGCAGTACCTGTGTAAGTCAGCCGTCCGTTAGCCCCCTCAATAGGCGTAGCACCCTTGAAAATATCCGTTACATCAGGAGCCATTGCAGAGGAATAGACCTGTTTACCGCCTTGGTAAATAGTCCCGTCCTGCCTGAGTTCCATTCCGTTATCAAAGTACAGAACACCAGCTTCCCCGTCTGGCTTGGAAATAGGCGCAATAGTTCCGTTCTTGATAGCGTCAAGAGTTATGTTTTGCGTAGTGGTTTCAGATACTTGCGTTGCGTATCTAAGATCTGCGGCAGTGGCGGCATCAACTGCGGCTCTTTGTGCGTCAATAGTTTTCTGTAGCGCCTCAGAAGACTGGTAAAGTTTCCAAGCGGTAGAACCTTCTTTGTTTGCATCCGTTGGCGCACCAAGGTTGTAATCATTCAAGATATCAACCTTACCCTTTAGCGTCCCAGCAGTAGCGGCAAGAGAGTTATTTTGTGTGTTGTACTTATCAATAACTGACTTGTTTTCTGTTTGTATTTTGTTGGCCTCAACAGCGGCATCATTTGCTATCTTTGCTTGCTTTTCAGCTTCTGCCCCAGCCGCATTCCTTGCATCAATACTTTGCCCTGTATTGTTATAGATAGCCATTTGCTTGTCATATTCAGTCTTGGCAGTATTAAATGCATCTGTATAGGGAGTAATCTTGTCAACGACTGGTTGCATTTCCTTGCTGTAGTTATCAAGATATGCTGTACGAGTAACATTAAATTCATCCACTTGTTTTTGAACTTCTTCTTTTTGTTTTGTCCAATCTTGGTAATGCGCGTCATATTCGTCTGCCTTTACTTTGGCAGAAGAAGTTAGATCTTGCACACTCTTATAGGCATCCTTGGCTTCTTTCGCAACCTTTGTTGCGCCCGTGTCTATTAGCGTATTTGCTATGTAGTTACCTATTACTGTAGAAGGATCTTTACCAGAAATTGCGGCGCTTATACCAGTAGAAACGGTTGCATTTATGGTCTTCATCTGCTTGTCAGATAAGCCCCAATCCTTTTGTAAACCTAGTTCACTACTCAATGAGGTGACACCAGACGATACAGAACCAGATGCAAAGCCATCTGCTATTGCTTGGTTAACGTCCTTACCCGTCAAACTAGCCCGAATGCCAGCAACAATAGATGTGTTTAATCCACTAGCTACGGCAGTTCCTATTGCTGGAGTAGTGGCTGAACCAATCTTTTCACCAATGCTTCGCGTAATATCCTTTGTTGTCATTGGCTTTTGTACTACTTCACCAGTTTCTGGATCTATGGTATCGGTGCTTCCAATTTCCGCATATTCCAGCCCTTTGGTTACCGCCCATGAAATAGCGGCAGACTTCATCATGTCTTCTACATTACCGCCCCTTGATGCGGTAATAGCGGCGGAAGTAACAAACGGCGGTATACCCACAGACATACCTGCATATATGGCAATCGTTGGGAGAGGATCCCGAATAATGTTATCTACTGTTTTGTTAATTGTCTGAAGAACAGTGGTAACAGCGCCGCTTACGCCGTTTAGTGTTTTTTGAACAACGTTACTAAGTGTGCTACCAGCATCATCTAACGTTTTACCCGGATTTTTAACTATGTTTGCTACCCAATTCCACCCCATATCAAGACCTTTGCTTTCCAAGAACAACAATAATCATGTCGCTCCTTGAAGAAAACTCTTTGCCTTCGTTTTGATACTTGTCAAAAGCTTGTTTGAAAGCGGAAGAAGTATTTGCATCTACTGGATACATCAAAATATCTGCCCCTATTTTGTAGGCAGACTCAAAGAATGTTGCTATGTTGCTAGGAAGATTGTTTAACGTATCCCCATTAAACATTCTTAGAACGCCAACCCTATCCTTAACTGGATGGATAACAAACAATGTATTGTTCTCTTGAATTCTAATTAATGATGGGTTCTGTATTTCCTGTACATAAGCTGTGTATAACAATCTTGCAGGAGATATTCCCTCACTCTTCTTAGACTGAGCTTTCATCTCATTGGCCGGCACTTTGTTTTGATGTGCGGCAACAACAAGAATATCTCCGGGCTGGAGTTTCTTTTTCTTGCTATCGACTAGTGTGACGTTCATCCGACTTTCCAATTTGTACCGTCTGAATAAACGGGGGTTTTAACCGAGCCACCCGTGGCAACAGTTGATCCAAATACAGGAGCTAGGGCATCAGACACAAACGCTCTAGCCCCAATTCCAGATGTAGCGGCGCTTGGTAACGTTACCACCGTGTAAACGGTAAGAGCAGGAATTATCCCGCTGTCTGTATTTAGTTGGTCTAATATGCCCTGTATACGATTAAAGTACAAACGCAAAACATTATTAAACTGGTTTTGATATGCGTCAGAATAACCTTGTGTAGGCGATGGAAGCGCTGGAGCGGCAATCCTATTGAGATTAGACTCAGAGGTAACAATGAATGTCATCGTCTGCCATCCTGTCTAATATCTAGACGAGGAGATCCTAGTTGCCAAGTAACTCCTGCGGCAGTAGACCTTACTTCCATAGCAATTTGACGGCCTCTTACCCTTGTATAAATCTGACCCGTAAACTCTTCAATTGGAAGAATTGCCGTACGTGTGATCGTGGCAGAAGCATCGCCACCTATGGACGCTGGGCTGTTATATCCAGAGCCTGAGTTTTGCATAGGCTTTAAGTACATCGTTACTTGCGGGCTTGTTGCTGTAGATCCACGGAACGTAATATCTGGTACTACACGCCATATAAACCCAAATCTATCGCCGTCATCAATGTCAAATTCAGCAGAAGTGATGTAAGCCTCAATAGGAGTTGTGGTCGCCGTAGCCTTATCATCTACACCAATTTCATGGTCAACAAGGTTGTAGTTGTAAGTGGCGGCTAGTGGATAATCTCTTAGACCAGAGTCAAGCCATGCGGTTCTAGCCATAGACCCGTAGTACCAGACACCAGTACCGCCTTTTCCATCAGTCTCAAGGTAGTTGTAAACAACATAGCTGTCAACGCTGTTATCAACTGAATCATTTGAGCAATAAAACCACCAGATCTCATTAAAGCCTTCGTTTGTTCCAGATATAACTTGATCAAACTGAGATTTGTTAATGTTTTCAAATACAAACTGGCGCAAGTCACAAGAAAGGGTTTGTGTACGTCCATCGTATTTATAAAACTTATCCACACCCATCCAGTAGGCTACGCCGTTAGCGTATGAAACAGCGTTCTGACCAGCTATGGATATGTTGTCTCCCACCAGTTGAGAACCCCACACAATAGGAGCGCCTACATATTGAAAAGAATAAAGTGATGAATCAGTCCATACCAATATCTCTTGGCGGGCTTGCATGGCCGTGATAATTTCAGACCCGTGAGATAAACGTATATCACCCGCCGTATTGGTGGCTGATGGAGTCCATTCAAGCGCAGACTCTTGGTTTGACCAGCGAATCTGCATTGGATCTTGGGTTGTTGAGCCAAGAGCATTACAGCCAAAAGCAAAAACATATCTACTTGTGTCTGAGACAAGAATAAAGTTTTGAATGATTGGGCAGTTAGAAGCGGAAGCAAAGGCCGTAATATCTATGCCATTTGGGGATATTGATTGAACCCCAGACTGACTTCCTGTCGTTGTTATCAAAGCTCCTGCTGGAGTTGTTGATAGATTGAAAGTCGTAAGTGACACATATCTTGTGTAGTAAGTTGTTCCAACCAATAATCCAGTAGGTAACGCGCCAGTTGTTTGAAACACAATTGCACTTAGGTCTGGCAAAATTATGGTTGAGCTTACAACGCAAGGGCCTGCAATTGTCATAGTCACGATAGACGGCTGATACCCAATATTGGCATCCCAGTAATACAGCGGGCCGCCTTTTGGGCCATAGATTAAATCTTCACCAAAATTGCTTTGACTCCATAGACGCATGGCATCATTTGATGTGGTGCCTACACCCCATGTTCCACTACCCCAAGGGCCAGCGCCCCATCCAACCAAGGGGACAGCGTATGCTGGGCCAACATTTACTTGATATACAGCATAGACAGTGCCACCGCCTGTTGCGGTAGAAGAGGCTTGAGATGCGGCTGTGATTGTGTAAGTGGTAGCGCTTGCGTAAGTTAATTGGTACTCACCGGAAATGGTAATACCGCCAACAGCAGTAGCGCCCGTAAATGTTACAAAATCGCCGTTAATGTATCCACCAGTAGCGTCCGTTACAGTAACTGTAGTAGAGCCACTTTGTGTGGAAAATGGATTGGTTAACGTATGGACTGGTTGAGTTGGAGTTATATCGTAATAAGCACCGCCAGCACTAATATAAAACTTTAAGTTAGTGCCTACTCCAATTAGCTTTTGAGCGCCCAGAGTTACCCATGTCCATAAAGAACGGCAAATTCCAAAAAATGTATTGCCAGAAATGCGTTGCCACCCACCAATTTTCTCAGGTGTGCCTTGGCGAAAGCGAATCTTGTCGCAGTCATACCAGCCGTTTTCACTGGTATATCTAGTGTTCTCCTTATTTACGCCGGGTCGGAGTAATAATTTTTTTAATGGCATCTTTTATCCTAAGAACAGGGCGCGTTCATCTTTTCTACGATTCTCTAGCCCTTTAAGTATTTTGCCACCCGCCTTGCAATACTTCAAGAGTTCTTCTGCCGCCCCCTCCATATCCCCGCGAAGAACCTTCTGACGGAGGGTTGAGCGCTGTAGTGTTCCCAAACCAACATTAAAGCTAAAAGAGATAAGAGCATCGTACTGACCCTGAGTGAGGGGAACAGGACAGAACTGAACCACACCTCGCTCAAACCTAGCCAAATCTGCTTTAAGAATTCCATTGACTTCTTCCATACTAAACGTGCGGTTGTCTGCGTCTTTGAGGCCAAACCCATCACGCTCTTCTATCTTCATCTTGCCTTGCTCTGGGTATAAAACATGCCCCACCCCCACCGTCCACAGCTTGGCTGGGCAACGATAAGGCTTCTGACGCACTCCTTCATGGTGCGTGATCATCTTCAGAGCTTTGTCTGACAGGTTCATTTCTTGCCAAAGGCTTGTGTGCCAAACCAGAACGACACCACAGATGCCCAGATAATTTGTGTCTCGTTATCCCACAGCAGGTCTAACGCAACTTCAAATGGCACTTCCTTGTAGAAAGCAAACCAGAAACCAAATATTTCTACAAAGGCAAACAAGATGAACAGGCCATAAGTTATGGCAGGGCGCACCATAGCGCGGGCATTTACTACCCACTGGCTGGCTCCTTGACCAATAGCAATGTCGTGGGCATACAGGGCTTGACGCTCTTGCATGGCAGTCTGTGCGTTGGTTACTTCAGCGTTAATCTGTATCTGCTCTGTCTGGATATGCTCAATCTTTTCTTGCGCTTCTAAGCCAGCCTTCTTCAAGGTCAACTCACGCTCAGTCTGCATCTGTGCCAAGGCTAGTTCATGCGACTTATCTGCACGGTCTTGGAAGAAGTCCATCAATTTGGGTAACCCGCCCATCAGGAAAGACAGTAGGGTTGAGAATAGTGTCATCATTTTTTAACTCCCATTTTTTCACGTTCTTCAAGCAACCTGACTTTGACTTGCAATTCGTTTATGTGGTTCATCAAATGCTCCTTCATCATGGCTCGTTTTTCCGCAGAGATTGGGCTGTCCGTTGGGACGCCCTCTTTGGTAATCAATGCAGGCATAGCGCCTTCGATTCGTGTTAAGCGTGTGGAGAAGTCGTTGACTTGACCCAAGAGCCATGCAAGGGAAGCCACAATAATGGGTATGACCGCTTTTAATACATCTGCCCAATTCATTTTGATTCCTTTAATTCACGTTTTAATTTACGCAGTTCTTTTATCTCTTGTTTAAGTTGCGCTCGCATGTATAGGGTTTCTACGTATGCCATCGAGGTAACTCCAACAATGATGCATACGGCCACTCCTATCAATATCCAGCAGATAAGTTTCGTAGTTGCCACATCACCCATCCAAAAAACATAGATATAAACACAACTGCGACCCCACTACTTACCAGCCCAATCAATTCAATCTCTTCTTGCTCCTGCTTCCACCTTGCCAACCTAGTCCTGCGAATTGTTTCTGCCCTAGCCCATTCCTGTTCACGTTCAATCTTTTGGTGCATCTTGAGGAATCGGCTATACAAGTCCTTCAACTCAGGAGGGGCGTAGACCATTGCCTCCCTAGTCTGCTCCATCAACTTCTCCAATTGCAACTCAATCAATGCCCGCTCTATGGCTTTTTGACTGGTGTTTTGCGCTGGGTCATAGTTGGTTTTGCTTGTCTCTTCTAGTTCAAGGTAATGGTTGTTAATCTGTTGTTGCGTGTCAAAGAGGACTCCGAGGTTTGCCCCAATCTCGCTGATGAGTTTGAGTTCAAGGGCTTCGTAAGATTGCTTCTTTGCGGCGGCTTTCTTTTGCGCCACAGGCTTTGCTTCTGACTTGGCTGGTTTACTAGCGAATAAACTAACGAACCAATCAAAAATGCCCTTGATTGCCTTGACATCGGAGATAACCCCCTCAACCGTCTTCTTTGCGCCCTCAAGCTCCATACGCCCCTCATGGAGCATAGAACATCCCTGCTTAATAAAGCCAACCGCAGTTTGGGCAATGAGGAGGGCAGAGAATGGGTCAATGGCTTATTACGCTTGAACAGCGTCCCAAGATTGGTTAGCTTCATTCCAAGTAAATGGGCCGCCCGTTGTAGGCATAGCCACAGGGCAATCCCACAAGCAAGCGGTTTCGTTTAGCGTCCATGATGGATATGGCTGTGGAGGAATAAAAGCATCACGACCAGTGTCGTATGTATAGCCAACACCAGCGTAGTTCTTACGCAGTTGCTCACGACCGCTTGGGTTGCCATCTTGACCATAGTGAACACCGCCACGGGTGTTGTATGAGGTCTGTACCCAGTTTGCAGGATCACCCAAAGCGCCAGTAGAGATAAAGGCTTCTTCAGCCACCACGACTTGTACTACAACGCCATTCTCGATTTTTGCAAAGTGTGCCATTAGATTGATACTCCCAAGTTAATCTCTTTTAATTGTTCCACAGTAGTTACCGCTGTGATTGATGCCTTTGTTGCGGTACACCAAGCAATAACATTCGCACGATATGTTGCTACATCAGCAGGTATATCAATGCTTCTCTCTACCTTGCGTATGACGTACCAGTCTGTTGGTATAAGCGTCATGTTTGTATTGTGATTGACTCTGGCAATCCATATTGACTTTAAGCCCTTGGCAATTAAGCGTTCTGTAGAGTCAACCATTGCAGGCTTACCGTCTACTGTGCCTAAAACCTTGACGTACATAGGGTTGCCGTCTTGGTCAGACTCTTCTTTGTCTTCCAAGGCTTTTGGAGTACCTGTGTAAGAGCCGTCTTGGTTTTGTGTGACCCAGTAATACTGGTCATCAGGTCTGATTTCGTCTTGTCTGGTGAATGACATATTGTTCCTTTATTACTCAGCGGGCATTCGCAAATTTAAATGGGTTTTCGGCAAATGCCATATAGATGTATGTGCTACCACTTGCATTTCTTGATGCTGTGCTAGTTCTAATCTTAAACCCGTTAGATAAAAAGTCTGTTTCATAGACAACATTTGTTTCTGTTCCAAGGTCTAAATCTGCATAAAGTTGCTGGTTTGCTACGTTATATGTGTCTCTAGATGTGTCCATGATTACCCAATCATTACCCGCAGTAGTAGAACGCTTTGACATAAACCAACGAGGTCTAAATCCAAGATACACAAATGGGCCGTTAGGGTCACCATTGCCAGTATATGAACCAAAGGCTGAATACCCTGCTACTGCGGCAAAGCAGTAGGCTACTATAGTATCGCTTGCCGCACATGAAGCGCCAACACCCATACCAATAACGCTTGGTGTAACTCCTGTTGAACCCCATACACTCGCAAAAGTAGATTGACCGCCTGTTGTATTAAGTTCAACATAATATGTAGTCCCCGGCGAACCGCTATTAAGTTGATTGTGCCAAGTAATCCAACTTGTAACCCTGCCACGAACTTTTGTAATAACCATACCCGGAGTTACACCTAACCCGTGACCCGCAGAAAAATTTCCTGATGCTGGCGCAGTAAATGTCACCACGCTAAAGCCAGCAGTAGTGTTTGCACTTACCTGTGATGCGACAGAGCCATCATTATTGGTTACGGCTGTACCACCCGCTTTCCATTGCCAGCCGACATAAGTTACTGTGCTTCCATTTGTTGAATAACCCACACCACTACTAGTTCCAACAGTAAATCCAGTAGATGTAATTGCTGTAATTTCAGTAGCGTCCGTTACTTCTGCGGCAGTTCCAGCACCACCAGCGGCAGTTGTTGACAGTTGAAGAGTTATTCCGCGCACAGAATCAATCCAACTGTGGTTGCCAGCACTTCCACGGCTTTTAGTCCAAATTAAATCTGGTTGAAAAGCAACGCCATTTACTGCGTTATTAAGAGTTTGGCTTGCCCCAGTACCCGTATAAGTCGTAGCCGCAAACGCAGTACGACCATCAGGAATTGCATATGTTGTTGGCATTTCTATTCCTTATAGGTTATAGGTGTTGAGGGCTACAAAGTTTGTAGGGGGTGTGTAGGAGAATGGGCGTTGACCGAAGTTAATGGCGGCACTCTGTGAAGAATTTTGAAAACATCCTACGCCACCAAACAAAGTTTTAGTGCCTGCTGTGTAGGTAGTAATAGCCCCAGTTCTACTTGCCCCACTTGTAGGAACACCACTATTTATCCAAGTATTTGCGTTAGCAAAATATACTGCGCCATTATCACAATCAACTGCAACTCCAATTACAACTCCAGCAGAGTTCCATGTAGTAGTTGTAATGCTTACTGTGCCGTAAGTGTCTCCAGTTGACCTATACCCTGCAAATATAGAGCCTGATACATTTAAAGCACTTGTGTCCACTACATCTTCAACTAGGGCATAAGTAAAATTAGACCCAACACCAACTGCGGTAACTTCAAAATACCACTTTCCCGTAGTCATTCCAATAGTGGAGTAACTAGCCCCCACATTCGCACTATTTAAACCTGCTATTTTTAATGACGCATCAGACAATGTTGCAGATGACCCAACTGCCAATGGATTTAAAGTTGCATAGTTAGCCGCTGTCGCACTTGTCAGCGTAGGCACATCGGTCATGCTGTCGTAGTTAACATTGTTAGGCGGTGTGCCTGAGTAAGCCGTTACATTTATTCCACTGCTTGTCCAGTTGTTTCCATTTGGACTAAAGTCATACCCTATTGTTGTTGTGTTCGTATTGTTGGTAAAAGGCAAATAGAAGCCGTTAGTACCATACGAACCACCATAGGTGATGGGTTGCCATACACCGTATGAGTTGGTTGTTCCAAAACTGGTTGGTGCTAACTGTTGACCATCGACAAAATTGATTTCGGTTAGGTAGCCGTCAAAGTAACGACCAGAAGGTGTCCAATTACGAAAACCAATAGCAGTTGCTTGTGCTGAGTTAATTCCGTATCCAGCGTTTAAAGTAAATCCAGAACCAGTTAATGTTTGCTGGACTCCATTGACATAAATTTTGCAACGATTTGCCGAAGTTGCTTGTGTGCTATCAAATGCCACAATAATGTGATACCAAGCAGATGGGTCACGGAATACAGCAGATGTTGTATTTGAATCTGCTGAATATGCGGTAACTGTAAATGTGTCAGCCGCATCAAAACCAAATTCAAGCCAAGTGGTATTTGATGTTCCAACATCTGATGAAAGTAAAACTTGAGCAGAACTTAAAGTACCACGCTTGACCCAACTACTCCATGTCCAAATTTTGTTGTTTGTTGGTGTAGTTAGTGTTTTGCTCAAATATGCTGTTGCACTTGCTTTGAAACGCAAAGAGTTGTTAACCAACTTGATTGGTGTCAGGTATCCGCTTGATGTGAATGTGTGAATGACATTACCACCAGAGATAGTCACAGTACCACCAGCCATTAGCTGTGTAGCACCTGCGTAAGAGATGATTACAACGCCAGAGCCACCAGAGCCACCAGCACCTCCTGATACAGGGTAAGTACCACCGCCTCCGCCTCCGCCACCGCCAGTATTGGCTGTTCCTGATACACCTGCTACTGCGGCATTTGTACCGCCACCACCTCCGCCACCACTACCACCAGAGCCGGGTGAACCGCCTGTCCAAGCGCCTCCTCCTCCGCCTCCAGCAACGTAATAAGTAGTAGATACAAGTTGACCAGTAGTTGAACCTGTAATGGGGTTAGCAACACCTACACCACCATTTGAGCCATCAACAGTTATAGCATTTGCACCAACCGCTCCTGCACCGCCACCTCCAGCGCCACCGCCAGCAGAAACTGTAGTGTTGCCGCCTGCGTTACCTTGCCCAGATGTTCCTGTGCCGCCTGTCCATATCCCGTAACCAGCACCTCCTCCAGAACCTCCTGCTCCACCGTCGGATTGTTTGCCACCATAACCACCGCCAACGGCAGATGTGGCATAAGCACTAAGGGATGAATTAGTTCCTTGTGTACCAACAGCATTTGAGGCAACCCCGCCACCAGCGCCAACAGTAACAACATAAATTGAATTGGAGTCAATGGTTAAACCAGAACCAGATAGCAGACCACCTGCTCCACCAGCACCTGTACCACCTGTTCCGCTTGTAGCGCTACCGCCACCTCCACCACCAGCAACAATCAAATAACTCGCTGTCAAAGAAGACAAAGGAGTCAATGTTCCTGATGTATTGAATGTATGAATAACATTAGCGCCACTTGTAGTGACTACTCCACCACCAAACTGTTGTGGGGCAGGGTATGAAATGATGACTATGCCTGAGCCGCCTTTGCCGCCATTATTTGCAGACGCGCCACCGCCACCGCCACCGCTATTGGCAGTCCCAGCATTACCTGAACCGCTACCAACTCCATTACCACCACCGCCAGCACCGCCAGTTCCTGCTGTTGAACCAGAAGACCCACCTCCACCGCCACCAGCATAAGTTACAGACGAACCTGAAATAGATGATGCAGTTCCTGCACCGCCATTACCTGCGGCACTAGAATTTCCATTTACACCAACAGCAGATGCACCGCCACCACCGCCAGCCGCACGATATGTAAGACTATTTGTTTCGCCACTACCGCCATTACTTCCTTGACTTGGACTTGTAGAAGGTGTATTTCCTGTTCCACCAGAACTTGTTACAGTTCCACCTGTTGCATTTGCCGCACCACCGCCTCCTGACCCGCCATTTCCACCTGTAACTTGACCAGTTGAATCATTAGCACTACCGCCTCCACCACCGCCTGTAGATGTAAGAGTAGTTATTCCTGTGCCACTTAAAACTGAATTTGAGCCTACAGTTCCTCTTAAAGAGGAATTAGTTGAGCCAGCACCACCCGCACCGACTGTTACTGCGTATGACTGAGTTGGGTTAAGAGAAGTTGTGCTTGTAAGTAAGCCACCAGCACCTCCACCACCGCCATAAGATGCACCGCCACCACCTCCACCAGCAACCACAAGGTAACTAGCAGTAACCGATTGCAGTCCTGTCCACCCAAAGGCGGCTAGTGCGGCGGCTCCAATCTTGGATAAACGAGGCATTAGTTATCCTTAAGCGAACTTGGTCTGAGAAGCCAACACGGTGTATGTTGGCGTATTGGCTGTTTTGATGATTACATAGGTGTAGCTATCAATTGAGCTTGCATTGCCAGAAGTCGGTGCTGTACCGCCTTGCCACTTAGGAGTGACAGTAGAACCATCTACTTGAACCACAGAGTTGTAGTAAGCAGTTGCTCCATTGGTCACCAAGAAAGTAACAGACAAAGACTCGCCTGTAGACATGATGGTACTCAACGGTGTACCGATTGAACCTATGAAGTTAACTGTGAATTGACCACTAGCGTTAAGGGTGAAGTACAGGACAGACTGGGCCGTGACATCAAAAGTAATAGTTCCTGTTGCCGCAGTCGCAGAAATGGTTGCCGCTTCAAGAATGTTAGAAGTCTTTAAGTCAGCGTTTGATGAAGTACCAGCAAATGTCTGCAACCCCGTAAATGTATTTGCTACGTTTACTACAGCAATGTTTGCTCCCGCCAAGGTACTAGCGCCTGTACCGCCGTTAGCAATAGGCAATGTTCCTGTTACACCTGTGGTCAAAGGTAGACCTGTGACATTGGTTGCAGTACCGCTAGAAGGTGTACCCAATGCCCCTCCATTGACCACAAATGCACCTGCGGAGCCTGTATTCACCCCCAGAGCGGTAACAACACCCGTGCCTGTGGTTGTGGTGCTTGGAGCCACGCCAGCCCCGCCACCGATGACTAGGGCGCTTGCGGCTAGTGCCGTGGACGATGCCAAAGTTCCAGAGGCGGTGTAAGCTAGAACACCACCAGATGTTCCTGCCGTAAGACCTGTACCGCCATTAGCAACAGCCAATGTGCCAGCAACAGTAACCGCGCCGCTTGTCGCTGTGGAAGGAGTCAGCCCAGTGGAGCCAAATGTGATTGTCGTAACACCGTCTGCAACAGATGTGGCAATCTTTACAAAGTCTGAACCATTCCAAGCGCAAAGAGCTTTTTCACCCGCTACGATTGTCACGCCTGTCGTTGGGCCAGCGCCTCGCAGAACAATTGACTGAGTACTCCCAGTTGCGTTGATAACAATGTATGCTTTACTTTGAGCTGGGGCGGTAATATTTCTGGTAACTGTTCCACTTGCTGTCCATAAGAGGATGGCTTCACGGGCAGTGTTTGCCGCTAGAGTCGTAGTGGTTAGTGTTACGTCAGCATCAGAACTAATGGTGGTTGTGCCAGCAATTGCCGAATCAACCAAAGAAGTAATACTGTTGTTTACAGTATCGCCCCATGTTCCTGATAACTCTCCAGTAACAGGGAGCGCAAGACCTAAAAGGGATGTTGCCGCTGTTGTCATATGTTTAACCTCACGTTATTACTTCTGCCCAATTCGCTGTTTGAGAGTTGTTGATATTTTGCCAGTTTGCGCTCTGACTGTCATCAATTAACTTCCAATAAACAGCGATAACCGTTCCAACTTGTCCAGAAGCAGAATTGCCTGTGAGTGCAAAACTTCTACCCCCGATACCAATCGATCCAAGTACGCCACTTCCCGATACTCCAGATAACTGAATTTCTCTATCCGCCGTTACCGACCCAACATACCCGTCTGCTGAATTAGGTAGCAATGGAACAACAACTTGTCCAAGAGATCCGTTTGCCATCACCCCCGCTAACTCAACGGAGACAGATAACCCAACAGATCCAACCGCACCGCTTGCCTCTAAGCCAGTTAGAAACTTGCTTGCAATCAGCGTTCCTACATCACCAGAACCCAATACCCCAGTTAAGGCTACTTCAATAGTAGGAGTTGTTATTCCTACATAACCATTTGCCGAATCACCTAAATCTGCGGAAGACTGACTTGGGGTAACAGATCCAACAGAACCCGTTGCCGAATTACCCGCCAAAGCAACAGATATGTTGGGCGAAGCCGTTCCAACGGCCCCCGTGGCGGCTACCCCTGTTGCTTCAAGAGTGCCGCCCCAGCCGTCTGCGCCCCAAGTACTGTCGCCCCAGCCGAGAGACACGAACTACCTTTAGGTAGTAGCCAACCGCAACAAAGCAGTGGATGTCGTGTTTGATGGCATCGTCAAGGTAAAAGTACCAGCGGTAATCGTTTGATCACCAAAGGTGTACACCGCAACAGCCTTGTTACTCTGGGTAGAGTTGTAAATCAACACTGCATTGAATGCCGTGCTTAGTGTCACACTTGTGTATGTTATCGAGGCAGAAGGCGTAAAAAACGCCACACCCGCAGTTGCCGAACTATTTGTCGCAGTGGGAGGGGTTGCCGCCGTTACTGTTACACCGCCAGCAGAATACCCTGTACCAGAGACTTCTCCAGTAGCCGCATATGCCGTTGTTGCCGCGTTGTATGTAGCAGAAGACAAATACAGCGCGGCTTTAAAGGTGTCTGCTGTAGTCACTGCTCGAATAGGTGCAGTACCAAAGTTATGGGTTGCCGTCAGGATTTCTCCCATAAAGGAGGTACACATTGATGATGTATTTGCCATAGTAGTTCCTTAAAAATTACCAGTTTCGCCACCTACAGGCGGCATTTTCTTCAGAGTCACATGTACAGAACGATGAACAAGTTCACCCTCTAGCCAGTATTCTGTCCATGTGGTTGTTTCGTTATTGTTGTCAATGTCACCCTCTCGCTTTTCTAGCAAAGAGTCATCCATTTCGCCCTTGGTAGTTGTTACTATCAATTTGAACTCCTAATAAGCGCCGCTGTCGAAGTGTTGGCTGGCATAGTGATTGTAAATGTTGTAGTGGAAGTTTTGTCAGCACCAAAATCCAAAACAGCGATAGACTTGTTTCCCTGCGTTGCGTTATAAATTAACGCGCATCTTGCTGTGATTGCACCCGTCCAAGATATGTTTGGGAAGCCCACATACGCCGTATAACCAGAGCTACTCACCGTGATAGGAGTTAACACCGCGCCACCAGCTACATAAGTTCCAGTGGCGGCCACCTCATTCGTTGCAGAATACACAGTTGTATCAGCGTTTAAATCAACATTAGCTGTATACAAAGCTATCTTGATAACATCCGTAGATAGATCATGTATGCCTTGATACAGCTCTTTCTTAAAGCTTGTAGTCTGGGTTTGGACTATGCTCATTGAACTTGTGTTCTCACTTGGCCATCACGATAAGCATCCATACGCTGTTTGCCATCACCCAAGTTCTTGAGCAGAGCAATAGACTGTAGATACATCTCGTTGTAAAACTTAACCAGATCTGGTTCACCCTTCATGTAACGAATGGCCTCAACCATAGTTCCATTGAGAAGAGCGGAATCAAAGTTATCTCCTAGCCAAGTCTGGCTTGCGGTAACTATAGACTCAGGATAATAGTAATAGTGCAGTTCTGCTGTGTAACCAGCGTCTGGCGTTGGGCCAAGAATAAACGTCAATTCTTTTACATTGGCAGATTGAGGGCCAAAAATAGCGTAGTGCTTAGGTTTTCCTGTGTCCGTTGGATTGGGATACGCATCTCTAATAAAGTTAACGTCTTTGTTTAACAGGTAAAGATAGTCGCCGCCAGCACTTGGGTATACAGCCAAAGAGTATGTAGACAAGAAATCATCAGGCGCAGACAAATACTTGTTACCAGAAGTCAAAGTTCCAGTAACGTTCTTTCTCAGGTTAGAGATCTGCACCGTGTTATAGATGCGTTGCTCCGCCTGTTTAATCATAATGTCCATATCTACCGTGGGAAACGTGTTCTCACAGTAGTCTGAAACAGCAATGACTAATTCACTGTATGTCATGCCATTGGGCCTCTGGCCATAACGCCTTTAGTTGCCGCACCAGTACCACGAATTTTGATACCAGTAGTTTTAACTTCATCGTTAGAACCCAAGCTCACTCCGTCCATAGGAGTCCAATCCTTCTTGCGAGGGATAGGTGATTTGTCACGCATCTTCACACCAGCCTTACCATCCATCGTGTGTGGCTGGGCATAAACGCTGGCATCACCAACTTCTTTACCCATTACTTTTTTGCTATACATTATTTGCTCCTTGAAGACTTCATCTGGTTGGCAACTTTAGCCATACCACGGCCTAATGTACGCATTTGCATATTGGTCTTTCCACCTTTAGCAAATTTAGTCATTGGCTTGCCGGGATGCATCTTCTTTTCATGCTTATGCACGGCACCAGCCATCATTTTCTTGTCTTGTTTTAAGTCAGCTTTGTCCATCTTTCTCTCCTAAGTTACGCTTACCGTTACTGTACCAACACTTGTCGTTCCCACCAAGTTATTTGGCGTTAAATCTACATCAAAGTTACTTGATCCACCTACTGGATACCAGCCCCACTGAATGTCTCTAGAACCCCCCGTAGGGTAGCCACCAAAGGTATTGTTTGGATCAATCTGCAACCCATTTACACCAGCCGTTACATAAGTGGTATCTTTCCTTGGCTCTCTCAAAGCCTGTGGATCCTCTACTGGATACATACCCAATAGCAATTGAGGCTGATCTGGATCCCAGCACTCAGGACACACCCTCAATTCATATCGTTTGGTCTTAATAACCTCTGTTTTTAAATTCTTGAGTTTGTACTGCTGACCGCATCTATCGCATTCAGCAATGGCAAATTTGCCAGAGGCGAATGTATTACCCATTAGGGCGTACTCCCACCAATGAACTGCTGTCTAGGAACAAAACGCAACGGGGCTTTTTCATGGTCTTCACCAGCCGCCAAATTAAACTGTTCATCGTATGCCTGTTTCAGCATATCCAAACGGCCTTGCAACTCAGGAACTTTCATGGCTATGTAGTAAGCCAATCCTGAGACAACACAAGGCAAGAAACGGAAATTCATATCAGATATTTGGATACCAGAGCCGGCATCTTGAATCCTACGCATTCTGTAATACACAAGCTGGTAGGTAGTAGAGTTATCTGGGGTCGGCCATACTGTTACCGCAGGTAGTTGGGGTACATACACAGCCGTTGCCGTTGTATGGGTAGCCGCCGTTGTATAAGACTGTCCACGGAATACATTACCTATCGTATTGCCGTCTATGTAGTTGTAATACATGATCTCAGAATCCAACTTAATGAACCCAGATCCAGCTAATCCAACAGTGGAAGTTAGCGTAATTGTTGTGGCATCAATGGTAACGTTTCCATTGGTAGCCAAAGTAGTCGGGCTAGTTTCTCCAGACAAACGCTGAATCCATATCTGGATTGGTCTAGCCTCAGTCAATTTATTAGGAATAGTGGCATAGGTAGAAACACTAATACGGCTGATTGTTAAGTCAGCTTGGGTGCTTGCAGAGTTAGCGCCTGTGCGAATTACATGATCTAGCAGATCAATAGTATCCAATGGCAAAGAATAAGTATTCAATCCGGGTGTTAGGTCAATCACACCCTGTTCAATCGTCCACATATTTAAACCACGGTTAGCCCACTCAATGGTCATTATGTTCATCGACCTACGAGCCGTTCTTAGATCGTAGCCTGTACGCATTTCTCGACCCGCACGTTCCCATGACTCCTCGGCTATCTCCGTGAAGTCCATGTTAAATGCGGTTGCGCCAGTGGTATATGCCATTATCTAAATCCTGCTGTTTTCTTTGCTATACCCTTGGGTTGAGCCACAAACTGTTTGCCTGCCGCCTTACCCGCACGTTTTGCTTTGGTGGTTGCCGCATACTCTTGAGAGCTTAAAGACTTAATTGCCGCCTCTGGCAAATAACGTTCACCAGTTTTTGACGATGGCTTTCCCGACTTGGTACGCCATTTCTGGTCACCCCAGTTTTTAAGGGATTGCTGTGGTGCTTTCAATCTCTGTAACCCCCGCCTGCCGCCTTGTATTTTTTTGCTACAAGTTGCGCTTTACGGGCTGACCATTGACCCGCGCCCGTGCCTTGCGTAGCCGCCGCTTTTACTTGAGCAACAATTCTTTTGCGCATACTAGGCTTGGTATAGTTTCCAGCGGCATTAACCTTCCCGCCTTCGGCATATTGCGTGAAGTCAGTGTCATCCCGTCTAGCTTTACGCTTTCCAGTAGGCATCTTTGAGGGGTTTATATCCCCCATGCCACGGCTTGCTCTCATTTAGTACCGCCTTTAGTTTTTTTCTTGGCTAAAAACAATTTATCAACCATTTCAATTCGTTGTGGCTTGGTTGTAACTTTGTTAATAATGCCCAGTCTTTTTGGTTTACTTGCACTATAAAACCCAGCCTTTTTTAAAGACTTAGCTACACTGCTATTAGGTTTTACGGTTGCCATATCAGCACATCTTTCCGCGAGTTTTACCTCGTTGAGCAATACCATCAGCACGTTTAGAGGCCATTCCGCCTGTTGCTAGAGGAATCATTTTCATGTCTGCCTCTGCTTTTTTGTTTGGCTTGTATGGCAAAGTCCGTGCGCCTTCTGGCATATCCTTGGTTGACTTTGAACCCATAAAGTCTTCCTTTTTTGCGGGAGATCTATCGGGCAAAGTCACAGCACCTTCTGGTGCATTTTTATCAATCCTAATACCACTACCCGCAACTGGCGGTTTATAGTCTTTATAGTAAGTGGGATCGTCTAAATGTTGGGGCGTAGCTTTTGGCATATTGAACCTTTTTAAATGATTGCTGATTTAGCAATATTTCTTTGCCATTCCACCTTTGTTAAGCAGTTTTCCTTTGGTCTTGCCTTTAGACGCAATGCCATCAGCGCGAGAAGAAGCTGAACCACCCTTAGAGTAGGTCATGCCGCCACCCATCATTTTCTTTGCGGCAAATGCTGGAACTTTTTTTCCATCTTTCATCACCATAGGCATACCGCCTTTTTTCATACCCATTGATCCAGCCATAGCAGTATCAGCCATAGGTGTAGGCTTCTTTATACCGACTTTAGCGGTACTCATACCGGCCTTCATTACTGGTTTACCCATCTTAGTTGTAGCCATATCACCACCCTTTTTAAAAGTTTCGCCTTTACTGGCTTTGCTGAACTCTTTGGCAACCTTAACAGGAACGCCAACCTTTTTTGCAAATGCGGGGTTATGAGCCGCCGCATCCATAAAACGCTTTTGCGCTAGAGACTTTGCTGGCATTTAGCACATCTTCCCGCGAGTCTTACCACGCTGGGCTATACCGTCACCACGGCTAGAGGCGCTGGAAACTTTTCCACCTTTTGCCAATTTGTCACGGGCGGCGGCTTGCTCTCGTTCTTTTTGACGGCTAACTGGTCTAGTAGATTCGTAGTTCTGTTTAGCTTTGGAAAGCAAATTACCAATAGAAGAACCTACATCACCAATAGCTTCAGCACCCGAAGAAGAGCGAATGCGTTCATTAATAGATCTGGTATCAGTTTTACCGCTACCTGATCTAGCGTCTGCAAGATTGCTTTCCATACTTTGTTTCATGCGCTCATTAGCTGACATTTTGGTCACATCAGCAGGAGCAGAAACAGGAGCTGGCGCACTTGTTTTAGTAACTTCGGCGGGAGCAGGAGGCGGCATAGGAGCGGCTGATTCTCCACGGCGGGTAAAACCACGTTCTTTATTTAAAAAGTCACGCAAACTTAAACCTGACTTGGCAAGTTCCTCCTTGGTAACAACACGTTGCTTTTTAGCGGATGGTGCTGGCGCATATTGACCAGTACCGCTAGAGCCACCGTAGTCTTTACTATCTACCATAGAGCCTTCTTCGCCCTCGTAACCCTTAACTTTTTTCATTTTCTATCCCCTTTGCTGAATAAGTTGGTCAATTTTTGCTTCAAGGCGATTGAAGCGCTGGTCAATATGGTCAGTAATTCTTTGAATTTCTGCTTGAGTAACGTAATCACGGGCTACCTCCTCACGGGTTATGTTTAGTAGGCGTTCGACACGTTTGATGTCCTCGCCCATGTCTCTGACTTGGCCGAGTTTCTCTCGCATGAAGAAGCCAAATGCTCCCATTACGATAGACAAAACTGCCGACCAAATAAGGTGTGCATCCATTAACAAATTCTTCCTTTAGTCTTGCCACGTTGGGCAATGCCATCTGCGGATTTAATGTATCCACCATCAGCGCAATTCCATGCTCTGAGGCTTTTATTAATCCTAGAGTTCGGGTCGTTCGCTGTTTTTGCGGATGTCAATTTCTTTTTCATTCCACTCATCCTTGCACAGAAAGAGTCTCGCCTTGAGCCGCCCTCTGGTTGAGGCGGTTTCAAGTTGTGACCTTCTTTCTTCGCAGAGGCTCGGCCCTTGGCGTTTAAACCGCCCTTGGGGTTCTTGCCTTCCTTGCGTTGCCATGCGGGACTAGCCATTTGCAACTTTCAACTGAGGCTTTGCGTGTTCTTTTAACAAAGGACGCAAAACATCTTTCTCAAAGTCGCGTGTAAATTCTTCTGTGCCAATATGTGGAAGACTAATCATTGGGTCTAAGTAAATCTTAAATCCATCTTGTCTTGCTCTCAAACAGAAAGCATAGTCTTCACCAATGTATTGACCGTTAAGAATCATAAAGTCAAATAGTGCGTGTTCTGTTTCACCATCACCATCACCAGCATATTGCCACTCTGGGTGTTTCTCAATCATGTGTTCTATTACATGGCGGCGGATAAGCATAAATCCTGTGGAAACACTTTCCACTCTCATCAAACCATGATCATCAAACTCTAACTGACCATCTTTATCCAGATAGAAATCAAGGAAAAACTTAGCGTCTTTTGATCTGCGCGGATACGATCCAGCCACAACGTCCTTGTCTGATGACAAAGCCAATAAGCGAGTAACAGCATCTGTATTAATCACTACGTCAGCATCTACAAACAAGAAGTCTGTGCAATCTGATTCCATAAAGTTACGGACTAATTTGTTCCGTGCTTTAGTAATGATTGAACAGCCAGACATATGTACGAGGTTTAGTCGTACACCCATCTTGTCTAACTTAGGCACAAGTTCAGCAATGGCAAAAGCAGTTCTGATGTTTACTTTGCCATCGTAACAAGGGATCGCAATCATTAACTTGCGACCAATCAAGTTAAAACTTTTATCAGCCATAGTAGACATTGGAAGAAAGTAGATTGGACATACTCAAGTAGATGCCGTTTTTAACCACTATCCCTTCGCCGGGAATCAACGCAAAATTACCAAACAAGTCAGAAGCGCCAGTGTCATAACTAGCAAGCCACAGAGATGCGTACAAAGCCGCCGTTCCAGCAACAACAGTTCCAGAGTTAATATCTGTAACCGTAAAAGTGTTTGCGGTTAAGCGTGTAATTACATAGTTGCCGTTTGTACCGGATGTTCCGCTTGCTGTTGCAAACGCAAGCCCAACTACATCTCCAGTAACTAGCCCGTGTGCGCTCTTAGTAACAGTGATAAGCGTAGCCGCTCTCTCGTATGTTGCTGAGACAGGTGCTGTAGTTGTGTCAAAAATGTCCAGTGTTCCAGCCGTAGCCGTACCAACCATAGAAACAGCTTTTAATCTATTTCTTCCCAGAACAACAAAACCAGAGTTGTTAAGGTGACCCGATTTAACGTCTGTTTGCATACCCATAATTAATCTCCTTGTTTAAACATAGGAGCCGAAGCCCCTGAGATTAATTAAGCTTGGCTTGGGTTAGCAGAGCCGTCTGAATCACGAACAATGTACTCAACAGTAACAGTAATCGTGCCGGCAGTGGCATCAGCAGTAGCCGCTGTAAAAGTACCGTAAATGATCGCATCAGTTGTACCGATGCTGTCATAAACACCAGAAGTAGCCGCCGCGATAGTAGCTGGAGAAGTTTGAACCGCTGTAGCGCCGGTATTGACCGAAGCCATATACAGGTTAGCTGTAGTGCCATTACCGATAGTAACGCCGCAGTTAGTTGCGCCAGTCAAGGCAACATTAACTTCAAGGGCAAAGTTAAGAATTTTAGCGCCAGCAGGAAGCACAAACATTTGTTGTGCAACAGGGGTTGCCAAAATGACAGAAGCGGGGGCTGTGTAAGTCTGGGCAACTATAGTTGCGCCCATATTACGAATAGTGCCAGCAGTAGTGCCGGTGGTGTTTTTAACAGTACCCAACAACCAAGGGCCTAAATGACTTGCGAATCCCATAAGAATATCTCCATGCGTTATGGCGTATCAATCTGCATGAGGTCAGCCGAGCCTGTTTGATACACCGATGATTCTCGGATTGCTTAAATATACACTAAAACAGAAAAAAGAAAAGGGGGCTTGTGACCCCCTTCTCTATTTTTTTATTAAGACGAACCGGGTGATCCGAAGATACCTAGTGGGTCTGATACGCCGAAGCTATAACGCTCACGGGCTTTGTAACGAACGTTACCAGTGTCGAAGTCTCCATCCATACTGTTTTGCAACGGAGTACGAACAAAGTGCTTCAGACCATTGGGTACGTCTGTACATAAGAACCAAGCATTGGTGTCGGTCAAATAGTGGTTAACTGTGTAACCCTCTGGAATTGAACCGTTGTTCTTCAATGCGTTGATATCGTTATCGGTAGTACCGACACGCAACTCAGTCTCTAAGAGGCGAGTAGCAACGAACATCAAAGCAGGTGGAACGACCAATTTTCTTGGTTTAGCCGCAATCAAGAGGCCGCGCTCGTCTGTCCAACCAGCGATTTGAATGACAGCATTCTCAAGAGAAGTCTCATTCAAGTCAGCGCCAGTAGTAGGACGATTGCTGTTGGTGCCACCAGAGATCAATGGATGGGCAGTGCTACACAAGGTAACGCCGTCACCGTAAGTCACTGTAGTGGTGAACGCATTGTTCAACACATAAGCGGACTTGACCTGCTTGGTATAAGCCATAGCTCTAGCCAATGCTTTGGTATAGCGGCTAGACAACGAGTCATACAAGTTGTCTTCCACTGCTTCTTCAGTGATGGAGAAGCCCATTGCGATGGTTTCGTGGTTGTAACGAGCTGTCCATGCTTCTTGTGCATTGTCATAAGCGATGGCAGAGCCTTCGTTCTTGACTGGTGCGGCAGAGAAGCCTGACAGTTTTGTTTCCTCTTCGAAGCTACGCTCTGATGTCTCAGTTTCGTAGATTTCTTTATGCTCTTCGCCGTATTTGGCGTACTCAAGACCGAACAATGCGTTCAAGCCGGGGAGCAGTTCTTTGAGTAGTTGTGCGCGTGAAATTGCCATTTCTTACTCCTTAGACACCAGTGGTGTTGTTGTACTGGTGCGTGTTGATTTTCACCAACAGCTCGGTGTAAGTGTCAGCCGCAGTAGCGGTTTCTGGCACAACATCAATCACCCGAATTGGGATAGTGGCAGTAGTACCAGCACCCGTTAAAGTTACAGCATAGGCAGAATTACCGGTGGTAGTGCTACCAGCGTTAAGAACCAATGCCAAGTTAGTACCTACTACAGTACGGCCAGCAGAACTCATGGTAGTTCCAGAAGAAACAACAGCTACTTTAAAAAGAGCCATAGGATCATCAATAACATACGCATAAGCTGGGTTGGTGGCAGTGCTTACAGAAGCGGGAATATATTGGCTCTGAACGGTTTGGCCGCTAGAGTTTACATATTGACCGCCGACAACTACGCCGACAATTGTGCCGGAGTTGGTGGTGGTTGAAAGAACCAGATAACCGGTGCTGTCAATTTGAACCGTATCGCCGTTAAAAACGGCGGTGGCAAAAGAAGCGGCAACGGGAATCTGTCGAATAGCGCCAGCGTAAGGCATCCCGTCAATTCTATTGACAGGTTCTAAGCCATATGGCGCAGAGACAGTGGGGTAAGCCATGTTTTAAAGCTCCAAAAAAATTAAAGACCTTTTCCGAAAGTTACCTTGGTGCTACGTTCTTTAAACATAGGCATCCGAGGATCGCTCTCGCGCATATAAGTGTTATCCACAGAGGCCATCTGCGCTTCAGCTTGTCGCTGGAAATGCGCGTCACGGTCTTGCGTGAATTCCACTGGGGTTTTACAAAGCAACAAGCCACCGATCTCAATACTGTCAGGAAAGCGATTAGCTTGCCCGCTCATAAGAATGATCTCAGGATGCTCAGAAGCCTTTACAGGTTCCCAACCTTCGCGTAATTTTGAAGAAATGTTCATGGTGTCAGCCGAGCCGAGGGTACTCAATCGAATCCAACGAAACGCATACCCGTCCTCTGGATGAGGGTCGGGTAGAAGTTGGGGAGGCATCCATTTACGGGTACGCTCCGTTTGTGCGCGAACTTCTGTATCGCGGCTTGCTCTCGTTTGTTTGACTTCACTCATGCTAAATTCCTCATTTGTTCCGCAACCTTACGGGCATAAAGTTCCAAAGGAACTCCCAACCGCTTGGCGATATTTACTTGGGTTTGAGATAGAACGACCTTTTTAGGGGAAGAACTTCTTGTTGCCGGTGCCACATTTGATTTCTGGCGCTTAACTTCCTTCTCAGGTTCGTCAGCGGGTTCGTCAGACTCAAAGTAATCTGGGAACACTTGTCGCATACGGGCATTTACACGCTCGTAGTATTCGTCTGAACTTAGATCGACTCCCTGTTTAGCCAACTTAGCGTGAACGCCAAGTGCAAAGCTAGTCATTTCATCGTCATCGCCAAACCATTCGTTATTTTGCCTCCATTTTTGTGCCTTTTGATCGACATAAACTGGTGGCGCAGTAACTTGTTGCGTTTTTACCTCATTTTCCTGCTCCTGTAAAGGGGGTTGCCTAAAGTTTTCAACTCTTTCGGCCTTAATCTTCACAGAAGTGAGGTTTTCTTGGGCATTTACCAGTGCTTCGCTATCACCAGACTCGTAAGCCTCACGATATTGACGCTTGGCCTGCTCTAATTCAGTGGCTAAGACCTTCTTAGACTGCTCAATATAGGCAGATTGACCCTGACTGAGTGAACCTTTGAGACTTTTGTTCTCATCAGCCATCAATTGGGCAACCCTTATAGCCTCTTCTCGCTCTCTGTCGGCCTGTTCCGCCTTGCGATTGGCTTCGTGATACCCTTTTTGGAGGTGTTGTAAACGTTTCCGAACCTTTTCGCCGTAGCTATTAAGCTCATCTTCGTCTAAATCCTTCGGAGCATCGTCCATTTTCTTGTGACGTTTGGATTCAGTGGGTGTATCGTCTACAACCTCTATCTCAGTATCAGGAGTTTCCTCCATTTCAATCTTGAGCTGGGGATCTGTATCAATAACTCTGCCACCTTTGCGTGGATTTTCCTTTTCATCGGGAAATTCAAACTCGGTTTTCTCTATTTCAGCCATTTTCTACTCCTTATACACGGGTTATGCCGCGAGGATCTTGCACAACGGCTTCTACAGAGTCATCATTAATGATTCGGAACTCCTTGCCATGAATTTTGATGCGTGTTCCCGTATTAGGACGTACCAAAACAAAATCTCCCTGCTTGCACGATGGCCCAGAGGGGAATCGTTTCTCGTCTTTAAAAGCATCAGGCCCCATCTTTGCCACAAAAAGCACTGGTGACAGTAACTCTTCATATTGCATGGTCTGACTTGCTTTTGCCAGTCCACTATCGTATTCCTCTTCAGCTTCTGGAAGAACGCACAGAAGATGATAGGTAACAGGATCGGGAACTTGTCGTGCTTTTTCTTCAGCACTCTCAGGTAACACAGATATGTCTTTCGTATCCAACGATTGACTAATCAAAATCTCAGCCATAATTTTCCTTATCGCAAAAGGCTACAAAAAAACACACCAGTACGCCTCTGAAATACTGGGTGTAGGGGGAAATTAATCTTGATCTTCAGAATCCCTTAAATTCTTACCCAGCTCTTTGATTTCCATCTGGGCGATCCTTAAACCTCGGATAGTTCCACACAGTTCTTTGTACTCTGCGTAGTCCTTTGCGGCTCCATCATTCACAACCATCTGGTGTTGACCGATATGGTCTTCCAACTTGGCACTAAGAATTTCAAATATTTTGTATTCCATCATTCTTTACCCTCTGGTTTCTGCTGTGCTTGCATAGCTTGCATTGCCATTTGCTGTTGCGCTTGCTGGTTTTGCATGGCCGCCTTTTGTTGCTCTTGTGCTATCTGCTGTTGGTGGACTTGATCTCGCTGGATCATCTCCTGTATATGACGCTCCACAGCAATTGATGGATCTTCTGTTGGCTTTGCCTTTAGATCTAACTCTGCTTCTTTGATAGCAAGTTCGACCTGCTTTGCCGCAATATCCGCTTGCACCTTTTGCTCCTTGATGCCAACTTCTTTTGCCTTGATCTGCAATTCTTGTTGTTGCATCTGGATGATTGGATCCTGCGCTTGTTGCTGGGCTTGTTGCTGTTGGGCTTTTGCCATGTTTTCTTTGAGCAACTGAGCAGATCCCTGTGCAACCATTCTGGATAGTTGAACTTCGATATCCTCTGGCAACTCTGCATCTGGTGGAGGCAAAGGAACACCGACTTGCTCTTCTACTTTTTGTCTGTAGTTGAACGCTAAGTGTTCTGCAATATGCGCCATGATTGCCGCTTGCATTTGCTGTGCCATTGGGTTTTGACCAATGGTTGCCGCCATTAAAGGATCTTGCATAAAAGACTGGTGCGCCGTAATGTGCGCTTCGTGGTCTTGATAGATAAACGCCTTTGTTGGCTCTCCTTTTAAGAAAGCCATGTTCTCGCTTATAGGATCTCTTGGTTGCTGATCTCCCTTAACAGGAACTAACTTATCAGCGTTTTTAATTCCTAGAACTTCAATCATCTGCCTATGTAGATTAGGCAAGTCATAGATTTGAGGCGCAGTCTGAGACAACTGAATAACAGCCTGATACTGCATGATCCTCTGCGCCATAGTAGAGGAATTAGGATCTGACACGGGGATAACGTCCACCATGTCATAGTCTTCTTTTTTGGCTTTTCTGCTACCGCTCTCAGGATCGTATTCATACTCATCAGGCGTGTAGTCACGAATGATGTTTTTTAAGATCTTGAACTCTTGCTTCATTGAATAATGAACACGGGCTTGCACCGCACTCATTGTTTTCAACTGTCGCTCTAATAAAGCCAGCGTAGTTCCCACAGGAGAGTTAGCACTCATATCGCTGGCTTGGAACGTCAACATCTCTAAACTCTCCGGGGGCGATAGGCGTATCGTCACCCTTAACTCTTAATCCTCTAGACTTCAATCCACCCGGCAAATTGGAAAGAGTTCCAGCATCAATCAACTGACGTATCAGTGATGTACCAGCCCTAGCGTATCCGCCGATTAAATGTATATATCCAAATCCATAAGCACCAAAGCCCGGCACATAATCATACTGAACCATATGCTGGCGCTTTAATCTTAGATCGTCTTCCTCATCCCAGTTACGATAAACAGCTAGAACTTTTCCAGTGCCGGCATCTATGCTTACTATATAAGGTACAGCTATCTCATCCTCGTCTTCATAGCCGGGAATATCCAGATCAATCTGCACTTCATAGACCTGATATCTATCATCATCAGTTAAAGAGTAACCCTGTTCTTCGGCCTTCTTTTTTTCTACGTCAGTATGAATAGCAACTGGTTCTCCAAGATCTACATCTCTGTAAAAGCCAGCGGCTTGTAGTTTACGGATATCGTTCTTGGTCTTACGCATTACATGGGTAACACGCTCCGCCGTTCTAGCTCCACTAGATCCATAGGGGATGATCACATCCTCTGCTGGTATGTATATAGAGGTCTGACGATTTAGCGATGGATCAAAGTAGACTTTCTTAAAAGCACTACCAGATAAGCCGAGGTTAAATAACATCCGCTCATGCTCTGGACGATACTCAGGCATAGCCTCAGTTAACTGATAGTTCATATCAGTTCTAACCCGCTCGGCGGCATCTTCTTTTAATTTATTAATAGCTCCAATGATCTCAGTCTTCACGGGGCCGTGAGAGGGGAAAGTCTCAATAATTGTTTCCGACTGAAACCTAACAGCGGCCTCTGTCAATATAGTTGAGAAAACACCACAGGCTCCGTTCCAAGGTTCTGTTCTCTCTTCATACTTCATGCCAAGGACTTCTAGTCCCTTGACTAACATCTCCACCCAGTCTTTACGCGAATTGATATCCGCCTCAACTAACTCTACAACTTCGGATCCTAGTTTCTCTAATTCCCCTTCGTCCATAAACTCAGCCAAGTTTGAATCAAACTCTTCACCATCTTTAGATTCTGTCTCAGGCTCTATCTCAATCTCCAGCCCGCCCATTCCTATATGAACACTGTCTGGGTTTTCAATTTCAATCTCCAGATCAGGCTCAGTTAAAGATTCCAATCCTTGTGGTGCTTCGTACAAACTTTTAGCGATTGCCATATGTATCCTTAATAATAAACTTGCTTACGTCTAAAGCTCTTTAGCTCTTCTCGCTCGTCACTTTCCAGACGCAAAAACCCGCCCTGTCTGAATCTTATCAGCGCTTGGGTGCTTGAGTCCACCAAATCGTCATTCGGCGCATTAGGAAACGCCGCCATCTCTTCCACTAATTCAGCCGCCCATCTAGTCTCTGGACACCATACTTTGCCAGATCTAAATAAATCAGATACAGAATTAATCCTCACAAACTTATCATTACCTCGGCTCGGAGTGTACTCAGAGACAACAATCCCCATCTGCCTCAACTCAAAGATCAAAGGAGATCCAGCCGCTTTAGCTTCAATTACAAAAGCATCAGGCTCCCACTCCATATAGTTCTTATACGCTTTTTCCTTCAACTCAGGAAACTCCATCCTCTTCTTAAACGCATCCAACAAAATAATGTTTGCATCATTCTCGTTTTCGTTTAAATAGAAAACCCCCCAAGTAGTACAGGCCGAGTAGTCACTTCTCTCATTCTTTGTAAAAGCGGTATCCCAACTCTGAATAATAAATTTACAAGAAGGCGGATCCTCTTTCTCCCAGACCTTCCACCACTCCCTCTTAACAATAGCACCCTCTTCACCCGTAGGACTTTGCTGATACTGAGCATTCCACTTAGACGGAGGAAGTTCTTCCCTCAAAGCCTCCAACTGATCCAGCGGCCAAAACTCAGGCCATAAAGGTTTTCCACTCGGCATGATCGCAGGAAGTTCAATGATCTCCCACTCCTCACCCTTGTCCCTACCCAACGCATCTTTTATAACCCGACCCGTAAGATCCCTATCCCCCCAACGAGTCATCACAATAACAATAGATCCCCCCGGCTGAAGTCGCTGTCTTGGCCCCGATGTATACCACTCATATACCTTATCGTAAACAGACGGATCACTAGCCGCCAATGCCGCCTCTTGCTCTGAATGCGGATCGTCAATAATCAATAGATCAGCACCCTTTCCGGTAACAGTACCTCCTACACCAATAGCAAAATATTCTCCCCCTCCAGAGGTAGCCCACCTGCCAGCGGCCTTACTATCCTGTCTGAGATTAACATTAGGAAATACTTTACTGTACTGTTCACTGCCAACCAAGTTCCTCACCTTACGTCCAAAGCCAACCGCGAGATCTGCCGTGTTAGAACACTGAATTACTTTCTTCTGTGGATACTTCCCCAAGAACCAGCTCGGTAATAGATAAGAAGCAAACTCCGACTTCGTGTGACGTGGCGGCATATTAATAATTACCCGCTTAGTCTTCCCCTCCGCAATATCCTCAAACTTCTTAGCCATCAATGCATGGTGTCTCCCAGATATAAAACCCGGCCACATCTCCTTCACATAATCCAAAAACTTAACTTGAGCTTTCTCCCGCTTCACCGCGCCAGCGTACTCATTCACCTTCTCCAAAAAAGACTCATACTCCGCAGGATCAAGTTTCTCTATCAGTTCTTCTAACTTCATAGTCTTACTCTATATTCCTAAAATTAACATACACAGGCCGAATACTCCTCTTACCCTCTATCCTCTTCACCACCCCTAGATCACACAACCTGTCCACAATCTTCTTCGTATTCGCTACGCTACTCTTACTCCTCTGATTACCAATATCCCTAAGAGTAGGACTAAACCCATACTTCTTCCACCACTCATCAATGATTAAAAATACCTCATTCTGTACTGGACTCATTTCCACTCCCATACATTCTTCAAAACTTAACTCCTTCATCTTAGGAGCCATGCCTCTATTTAATACTATTTTCTTCGACCAATGGAAACGTTTCCATTGCCCTCCCTCTAAAGTTTTCAAAATATATACCCCCCTACCCCTTTTGTATTATTTTTCATAGGGGGTGGGTTCGCTGTGAGAGGGGGGTGGGTCTTCCATACTGGAAAAATCATCGGATTGTTCGAGTGGAATAGTATGTTTAGGAAGTTCGGGAGTCCCATTTTTATTCGGGTTGGTGGGGGTCGGGTGGGGTTCGCTGTGGATGGAATCACTAGCTAACTCTGCCAGTAGTTCATTAGGGTCTATGGTTTCTATGTCGGTAGCATTGCCATTAAACATTAAACGAATCTGTTTCAATAGTTCAGCCTTTGCGTTGTCGCTTGATCTAATGATTGTCGTTTCTCTTCTTTCGGTGAAGGCTGATACTTCGGTGACAGTTCCTAAAACCTTTGCGCTTGCTACCTTCGTTGCCTGTTTCGCTTCGGGGTCTATCAACACGCTGACAAGGGATTGAATGACTAATGCTCTTAAAGCCTCAGGTGTTCTATGTTTCTGCGCCTCTAATGCAAGGGAGAGGGCTTTTGTCTCCGCACTTATTCGGGGATCTCTGGCAAGCCTTGAACCCGCATCACCCGCAGTCTTAGCCTTTGCCTTGCTAGAGTAAACCTTCCTATAACTTCCCGCCTTTGTATTGCCCTTTGCCAACTCTAGGGCGAATGTCTTTTGTTTATGGGTTAACTCTCTGGAAACGGCTTTACCTAATATATCTGCCATTGGGACTTGTTCTAATCCTTCCCTTATTTGCTTACGGGTTAATTTGTGCATGGACTGGTTCGCTTCGCTGTTAGACACGGGCGCATTGTAGGGTAACAAATAGGCAAAATCAATCGGTTATGCAAAGCCCATAAAAATAATTGTGGCAAATAATGCGTTTTTTAATACTTTCGCTTACTTGACAGGGTCAACCGATATATCGATACTTGCGTTGTAGGTGCTACATGACAGCACAATGTAGCAGTTACATAAACCCCTAACGAAAGGCACAACATGAAAACGCAGACGATATTAAACAACCTCACACTAGCACAAGCCGAGGCGTGGAATGAGACAAGCGAAAAATTCTTATTTGTCGATTATGAAATTGTCTCGCAGTATGGAATCAGTCTAAACGCTTTACCGAATAACAATCTGCTAGAGGCTATCGAAGGCAAGTTAGAGAAACTTCTAAACAACAAAGCAATTCCCCTGACTTATGACGAATGGGAAGGGTTCGCCCGTTCTATGCAATGGGCGGAAGATTTGCCCCAATGGGATAAAGATCACGACAAAACGCCAACGCCCGTGACTTGGGTAACTATTTAATGTATCAATTTAAGCCCCCCTTTGGGGGTTTAGGTGGAAACATTACCAACCACGAAAGGCACAGCATGAAAACATATTGCAAGCGAATACTGGCAAAAGCGCAAAAGGAACTAGACACAGCCCGACCCTTGGGTTATGTCTTAACCAATGCGGAATACAAGCGCAGACTGTATTTGATCAACCATGATAAAGACCTAGCCCGCTTCGCTTTAGGGTTAGAGATAACGACAGCCGAGCCACTCGAAACCCTACAAGCGGAACTCTTCGCATGATTTACCTAATCGCTTGCAGTAGCAAAAAAGGCACGACACCCACGCAAGCCCGTGACTTGTATCAGGGTCAAGCCTTCAAGTTTTCCCGCCAACTGGCAGAAAAGACAGGCGCAGATTATTGGATTCTTTCGGCAGAGCATGGTCTAGTTCACCCCGAAGAAAAGATCATGCCCTACAACACCTATTTAGGTGGAATGACTAAGGCACAGCGCACCACTTGGGCAATTAAAACAGCTCAACAAATCAAACGGGCGGGACTGACTGACAGCCCCGTCACTTTCCTAGCGGGTGGACTCTATGCCGAGCCACTAGCGCAAATATTCAACCACGCAATGCGCCCACTTGCGGGAATGGGAATCTGGCAACAACTCAGCTATCTAAAAACACAACTTGAAAGGTAAACCATGAAAACA